GGTCAAAACCTTCTTTTATTTTATTATAACGCTTGGACAGGGAGCTTGGCATTAACATGTCGTCAGCATCAAGCATACATATAAAATCTCCGCTAGACATAGCTATGCCAACATTTTTAGCAACAGAATATCCATAATTTTTAGATAGACGAACTAATTTTACTCTTGGATCGTTTTGAAATTTTCTTTCTACATATTCTGGTCCACCATCAGAAGAACCGTCATCTACGATAATCATTTCAAGATCTGTAAAATCCTGAGATATTACACTCTTAACGCACTCTAAAATATAACACTTATAATTAAAAAGTGTAGTTATAACAGAAATCTTCATTTTATATGTAAAATAGGTCTAGGACTAAGTTTCCACATTGCTCTTCTCTTACGGGCTTCCATCATAACTTTAGTCCATTGCGCCCTAGATGGCTCTGTATGCCCTATAGAGTCTTTTCTGCCCGTCCTCCACAGGTAGCATTCCCTATCAAGGAATAAGCCGTCAGCAAGCTCCTCTAGCCTATATCCCATATATTTATCCACCGCACATTTAAGGTCTTTTGCCCATATTTTTTCCAATCTTTCTATTCTATTAGAAAAAGTTCTAAAATGACTATAGCAATGCTTATTGCGCTTACCTTCGTTTAATAGACTGCTACCATGTGGAGGACATGAACTAAATCCTCGCTTAATTGGATTCAAATGAATATCACACATTTTGAACTGAGTATACACATACCCAATATGAGGATATTTATTATATTGTTCCATGACCGAAGATACCGCATCTGGGGTTAATCCATCATCAGCATCAAGAGAGCCAAAAAAATCGCCTTTAGACATGTCGTAAGCAACCTTTAAGCAATTTCCATAAAAAAGTCTTTTGCTGTTTTTTACGTATTCTACTTGTATGTCTTTGTTGGCCAATTTTTGAGCATATTTATGAAAATTTTGATCTGTCCCGTCTGTGCTGCAGTCATCAACGAAAGAAACACGTAAAGGCCTGTAATCTTGTAATAAAATACTGTTCATCCATTGTTCAAGATACGAAATATTGTTATAGCTTGCAGTTAATATGGTAAATATGGAGGTCATGGACCGAAAGTCCTCGAAAAATATAAATAATGAGTACGTACACATTTAATATCGACAGATTGGGAAATCTTTTCATAACCCTTATTGGGGTTGCTCCAGACGAATTTTGCAGATTTGCTCATAAAGCTGCAGCTGCAAAAATACCATTGATCATGACTACCTCATTTGGATCAAGAAAGACTATGCAATCTAATTTTCAATATAAGATGGCAGTAGAAAACATACTGACAGAGATTGGCCTACGATCACATGATACCACAGTATTTGATGTTCCTCAGTCCACTAGAAATAATGAAGACACAATTATAAAAGTAGTGTCTTTTGATAAATTTGGAGACTTGACTATCAAGACGCAAGATAGAAGCACCGGTACCGACAAGTTTAGTGCAATATTTTACAGTATAGTTAAAAGAATATTTGAGAATAAAGTTGCTCCAGTTGGAGACAATACATACATTATATCTAGTGTTACAAGAAATCTGATAAGACAATTTGTTAATGCTCTTCTGGCAAGCAGGTTTGACGTATCGCCATTGACTCCAATTGTAAATAATGCACCTGAGGATAGAGAAGGATATGTAAATCCCATGGTTCTTGCTGAAGTTTCAGATTATCCAAACTGGATTATGAAAATAACTGCAAATCAGGGGAGCAGAGATCCATCCGTAGTTGCACAAGAAATGGATAATGTAATATCTTTTCTTTTCCCAAACAAGACAGATAGTGCAAACAATAACGAACCACAATATAAAGTAGCTGTGATAAAAAACAGCATGAGAACTACTTATTACTTAAGATGCGACTACAGAGAATTAAAGTCTTTACAAACCATGCTTGAGAAAAACAATTTCAATACAACAGCAATGGGGGCCTTGATAGACGAACTCGCCAGAAAAAAGAAAATACAGAAAACCAGAATAGACGGACAATTAGATGGATTCAAAACCAATAAGGAATTTTTAGAACTCGTTTCACAATATGAAAAAATGTTCTTCAGGCATTTAGATATTCCAGAAGAAGATAAAAAGTTTTTCCCAGCACAAGTAAAGGGCATACAGTTCTTATATTCAAGACAAAGTGCTTTACTAGGAGATGAAGTAGGTGTAGGAAAAACTATTCAATGTATAGTTGCAGCTGATATTAGAATGTCCAAAAGTGGTCCTGGATGTCTTATTATAACTAAAAATGCTGTGGTACCACAACTTGTTGTAGAAATCCAGAAAATCACAGGAGCTTCTGATGCTGATATATCTGAAAATTGGCAAGCACCATCTAAATGGACAGTTTTGCCCTATCAGCTTTTTGAAGAAGATTCTGCTGTTGCGACATCTGACGGATCTGCAAAGCCGTTAAGAGAAGTGGTGACAGAAACATTAATAAATTATGCAAAAAATGGAAAATTCAAAGTATGCATATTAGATGAAATCCATATGGTTAAAAATGGAAATCCAGAAAACAAAAACGCAAATGGTTTCTTAAAACATAAAAATAGCCATAGAACCTTCAATGTACAAGAGGTAACTAAGCACATTCCATTCGTATGGGGGGCTTCTGCTACTATCGTTGCGAATAAGCCAAGAGACTTGCTAAATCAGCTACAAGCCATTAATCATGGACTTGGAAATATGGATTATGCTGAATTCAAAAAGCGCTTTGAATCTTCTGATGATGAGGATGAAAGTTTTCAAAAAGCAGATATGATTAGAGACTTGCTTACAGACCAAGGCGTCTACATAAGAAGAAGTAAGAAAGAAGTCAATCCAAATATACCTGATATGAATATTAATGAAAGCCCAATATCTTTGTCTTCTGACGAAATTGAAAGTGTTTTACAGGGAGTAAAAAATAAAGAAAGACCAACTGCTCAAGAAATGAGCAAAATAAGAGAAAAAATTGCTATGAGCAAAGTTCCGAATACGGTAGCTTTAGCTATTTCTATTATGGAACAGGGGCATAAAGTTGGTATATTTACCGCACATTCCGATTCTCTGAAAGAAATACAAAGACAGCTAAACTTAGAACTGCAATCTATGTATCCAGGAAAAAATAAAAAAGCAGCTGCCATTTATGGTGGGCAAAACAGAACAGAAAGACAATCTCTTATATCTGAATTCAAATCGCCACTATCTGATTATATGGCGATTGTGATAAGTATAGATGCGGGAGGTACAGGTCTTGACTTTCCAAACATATTAACAGATGTAATTGTCAATGACTTTGACTGGTCTCCAAGCGACGACGACCAGTCTTTGGGTAGGTTCTATCGTATCAGCTCTAAAAAATCTATCAACGTCACATATATGATTGCTGACAACACCTTAGACAGAAAGTTCTACAATCTACTTCAGGAAAAGAAAAAGATAGCAGAAAAGATACAGAACCTCACTGAAGCAGAGAAGAAAGCTGCCACATCAACGGCAGTTGATGCCAGAGAGCAGATTGCAAGAATTAGACAAGAAAAATGGAATGCTCTCAAACATATGAGTGCACTAAGAAGAAATACATTTGGAACTGCACCAGATGCATTGGCTGAAATTTAGTCTTCTTGTATCCTGTGCTTGTTCACAACGGCAAAGAACATTCCCCAACTACCGGAAGATATCATTTTTTCAAGCTTTGCGAACATAGGCTTTGATATATTTTCAAGCTCATAACGCCTATGTTTGTGACCAGATTTAGTGTACTCGTAAACATCCACAGTTACTTTACCAGAAGCCTGTCTGTGATGCAACTTTATCTCAAGGCTTTTTCTAGACGAATTAGATTTACCAGCTTTTAAAACAGCTGAGTGAAATCTAGATACAGAGTGAGATGTTGATGCTGTTTTTATTAAATTATCTAATAAATAAAATAACCTGCGCATACCATTAATTCTATAATAGCATGAATGTACCTTATTTTTTATTAATTACAATTTTGCCATCTTTAATGTCAAGAACGAGCTCGTCTCCATCTTTCCATTCCAGATGGTTTATAATTTCGTCTGGTATGGGCAAAAAGAAAGCCTCATCCTTGTTGAAGTAATCTGCTTTGTCAACCCAATGTACTTCTAAACTTGCCAATGCGGTGATCTTCTTCTTGCTCATAAAACTCCTTCAACGGACAGAGTGGGATTCGAACCCACGGTACGGTTTCCCGTACACAGCATTTCCAATGCTGCTCCTTCAACCACTCGGACATCTGTCCTAGTCTTCTATATCTATATCCGACGAGCACTTGTCGATGACAGGAATAGCAAAATCTCTTGGAAAATTTTCTTTATCTTCTTTTTCTTTACACATAAATTATTTCAGGTTAAGCAAGTATTTTGTTTTGTTAACTAAAGCCAACATCTCATCCTTGATGTTGTGCAAATCAGTTCTTTCTTCTGGAATAGCGTCTGAAAGACTTTCAGATATGAATTTCTCAACACTGTTCATGAAGTCAAGTGGGGTAACGGAATCTATTGAGTGACACTTGCACTCAAAAGAACCTACCTCTAATATAGATCTGTCAGAACCAGCAAAAACTTCTACAAATGAATCAACTAGACCATCAAGGTCTTCATAGGCATTGCCCAACGCCTTATGCTCTGCATAAGAAGTTGTCTGCCAGTGAAGAATGCGAAGCTGATTTTGTATGGTTAAAAAACTTTTTATTATCATTTTATTTACTCCTGTCATAAGGTAATATTATATACTAAGAATTGACCTGCTCACCCTCTTTAAGCTGAGGCTTTGATCTTTGACAAGCACCGCAGCCTTTGTTCACTGGTTGACCAACAACGGCATTTGATATTCTTTTTCCAAGATGTTGTCTGCCCAAGTTTTTTAGATTATGCCTATTGAGAGGACAAAATACTAATTTAGGATTTACCTGGCTCTTGATGCCTGTAAAATATTCTTCTGAGGTCCACTCAGTTCCGTCTGGTAATTTTTCAGAGAAAACTCCAGTGATGTCCATTCCATAAAAATTAGTGTTGCTAGAAAGCAAATATTTTTCTTTATCTTGCATGCTTGTGTTCATAATTACAGAAAGCACCATTTCATCATTGATTTTGATGTTTCTTTTTCTTAAATGTTCAGAAGCCATTTTTGTCATTTGATAAAAATCTTTTACAAAATCTGGTTTGACAAAAAAGTGATTTGCATTCAAATTATAACAACTACTTGAAAGATTCCCAAAACTTCTAACAGCATCAGAAAATTGAAGCACATTCACTTCGTTCCAGCTGTTTCTTTGCAAGTTGTCTCCCATAAGATTAGATTCTAAAAATGATACACATTGCTCATTGCCCATAAAGTCATTAAATGATTGTGCAAAGTTATAAATCATGTAGTGATGAGCACCAAAATAAGAAAGTATCGCATCAGGGTACATTTCATGCAATTTATTCAAATAATCAAATTTCCACATGCCATTCGGGTCAAACTTTATGGAAGCGTCAAGCGGTATGCTTGTTGCCCCAGCAATATCAAAATCAGACCAAGCGATAAATTCATTTTGATTACCAGCAGCTCTTAATGAGCGAACAAAACCCTGCAAAGCAAGACAGGAATCTCCACTACAAACTGACCATATAATTTCTCTCATATTAACTCCCATGAATTATAGAAAGCATTTTTATTCCAAAATCTGAAATATCAGAACATTTAAATGTCTTATTCATTTCTCTTCTGTCATTTATCGACCAATTTTTTATATCTTGCAATGAATTATACGCTATGCAGCAATTTATGTTATTATAAACTTCTGTAGGCACAAAAACACGTTCTCCACTTTCGTTAAGAACTACTGCTTTTTTCATAGTCATAATTCTATCTGCCATTTGAGGCAGAACTATCCATCCATTAATCGGCTTTGAAATATCAATCTCAGACACACTGTCTAGCGAACCATTCATGCCCAATGCACTCATATTCTTAATTTGATTTTTTAATACGACATCATTACTGTCCGTTTTATCTACAATTATTTTCCATTCATGTTCTTGATCAGTTGTTACATTTACTTTTAAGTTATCATACACCCTAACTTCCATAAATGGATTTATATCATGAATTATGCTTTTCATGCCAAAATGCTCACTTACAGAATCTATCAATATGAAGTCAAAAAAACCAAGAGATATTTCTTTATATATGCCTTCTGTGATTCCTTCGCTTGTTAAAACTAAGATTCTTTTTAAACCATAATTCCGTAAAAAATTAAAAGACTCTTTTGGAAAAAGAGATTCTCCAAAATGTAAAGAACATAAAAAGGATGGAGTATCTACTCCTGAATACCTTAATATATTAGATATTGAAGACTCTATGTTGTCGTTATCAAATTTACCCTTGTCTTCATCAATAATGTAAGTGGTTACATATCTACTAAAAGCATTTTTCCATGTATTTAATTCTAAATTCGATTCAGATATTTTTGCTGACTTATTGAAAAATACCCAAGGGCTATATCTTTTCATTGCGATTACCAATTTTATTATTCATGCTATGCCATAGTTTTATCGTATTTACCGGGACTTTTTCAATACGACCACCGTGCTTGATTGGCTTAATGATAGCATATGTATCATGAAGCTCTAGTAGACGCGCCCTAGACTGGTGTGGAGCTCTTCCCTTTGCATTATGACGAACCCACACCTGCTGTTTTGACGATAACATCTTACGCATGGACTCAATCTGGTTCATGCCAGTATCATACCACGGTATGCTGGAGGTGTCAAGTGAATCAAACCACAAAGTACATCACTTTGAGCAGGCAAGAACTTGCCGAGGCATGTGACCTAGCTGAAAAAAGAATGAATGGAGTTAAAGATCTTGGACTGCACGACAAACATGGGGCGTCTAATTTAAAAAATTTAGAATATCATTTACTTGGAGCAAGAGGTGAAATAGCGTTCAGAAAGTTTCTAGGAAGCGATGAGGCCTTGACGGTAAACACATTTCGGTCTACTCCAGACGTAAAAAATTATGAAGTTAGAACAAGACGTGAAGACCATTTTGATTTAATACTCAGAAAAGACGATCCCGATCACAAGATTTACGTGCTTGTGACCGGGAGCGGCTGCAAATACAAGATTGTCGGCTGGATCAGAGGCTCAGAAAGATATGAGCATGAAACCAAAACATATAACGATAGACCTAAGGCTTGGTTCGTGCCACAATCAGCACTTCATCAAATGGATGACTTGCCAGCCTGACTAGCGGAGTTCTTTCTACGACGAGATCTTGCTTCCTTTTCCATTTGCGCCTGCATAATCGCCTCTTTGCGCTTAGCCTTAATTCTTTCCTTGCGCTTCTTGCGAACTTTCAGCATTCTTCTTCCAGTCTTATTCATCGATATCTTCCTTTTTGAAAGTGATAGAGGAAACAGAGTCAATCATGTGCTTCTTCAGGCTCTTTTCCAGCTGAATGCATGAGTTTTCTGCGAATCTGATAGCATCCGCCTTGTCTTCTAATGTTGCAAGCATAAAGTACATACCGTCAATGCAAGCGTATACATTATAAATGACCCCTCCCTCAAAATCTTCGTTATCATCTTCATACGATGTTTCGAGGTAAATTCTAAAAATGTTACCAGGAGTCAAGAATGACTTTTTTTGTTCTTTGGCGTCTTCAGATTCGGCCAAAAAAATGGCAAACTCAATGTCGCCGTTGGTAACTTTTTCACTCTCACGTTCTTCCATCTTTTGCTCCTTTTTTACTCAAAAACAGGCGACATTCACAGCTATGCCACACCCATATATATCCCTGAAAACTCAGAGATGACACGAAAACATCTATGTGACTTAAACACCTATTGTGTGATGTTCGAAGTACTCATTAAGTTGTCTATTGACACGAATAAACTTTGAATTAGTAAATAAATCCTTTAGGTCGAAGCAATTTGTGTATGAGCAAGTTGATCTAAGTCCGCCCAGGATATGATTTACGGTTTCTTCAACTGGACCCTTGGCGTCCATGATTACCACTCGACCCTCAGAAGTTCTGTATTTAGAGTTGTTTCCAATCTTTTTCAATGCACGCGAAGAAGAAGACCCCGAGAAAACAAATCTTCTTTTTTCACCGTCATCTATGAATACGCCGTCATCGGCGCCTTCATCGTGGCCAGCAAGCATGCCGCCAAGAAGGACTATCTCCGCACCTGCTGCAAATGCCTTTGACACGTCTCCTGGATGCACGCAGCCGCCATCACTGACTACTCCACATCCACTTTCTTCAGCAGCAGAACGACACTCAAGTAGAGCAGAGAGCTGCGGATAGCCGATACCGGCAACGCGTCGTGTAGTGCAGACAGACCCGCTGCCTATGCCTACCTTAACAAAGTCTGCACCGGCACGAGCCGTTTCGTAAACCCCCTCTGGAGTAACTACGTTGCCAGCGAGGATGCCCATGTTTGGCCAACGCTTTCTTACCACGTAAACAAAATCTAAAAATTTGTCCATGTACCCATTAGCAACATCTAAGCAAATGGTGGAAAAGTATTTTTCTAAATTTTCATTAAAAAGTATGCTCTTACTGTCATCGTCTAAGCCAAAAGTTCCAAAAATATAATCAGACTTTTTATAGTTCTGATCTTCAAAAACTTTCATAGTCGTGTATTTGGTTAGAGTAGTAAGCATGCTATGCGTGGCAAGTTTTTGCCCCATAGACACGGTCCCCACTCCATCCATGTTTGATGCACACACTGGCACACACGGTAGAGAAAATCTAGCCTTTCTAAATTGAAGAGAAGTTTTTAGATTAACTTCTTTCCTGCTGCCAACTCTTGTTGACTTTGGCACTATAAGAACGTCGCAAAAGTCAAGTTTTACGTCTGGCTCAAACTTGTTATCCATAATTCTTTCCTGATTAGCTTTTAATGCTCGAAGAGTGTTTTTTTGTTCTATTAATTTTCCCATATTCATCTTTCTCGACAATACCCTGCATGAGCATTGCCGTTTTTGCAACATGTTCAACAAAAGCTGGATTTAGTTTTTCCAGCATGGGGATTACAGAGTGCCGGATATAAGCTCTAGATTTTTCAGTATTAAAATTTGATTTGTCTACGCAGTACTCGATTCCCGCTTTTTCGCAGAGTTCTTCTAGCTTCTTTTTCCTCGCCTTCAAGAGAGGGCGAACAACGTCAACGTGACCAAAAGAAGAGTTTCTTTCATGGACGCCACAAAGACCATTAGCTCCGCAACCTCTTGCCA